AGACAGCGGCTATGTATTTTGGAGGACGAGGTGGTGCTCCAATTACGACAGCGGTTGATACTTCTGAAACTTATAATGGAACTGCTTGGACTGAAACAGGAGATTTACCCACAGGAATATATCAAAACGCTGGTTTTGGAACAGTCACAGCTGCCGTAAGTAGAGGTGGATTTAGTGCTGGCAACGTACCAACAACTAATACATTCGAATGGGATGGAACGTCGTGGACAGCAGGTGGTGCAGGAGTAAATTCTAGCCGAAATATACATGGAACTGGAACACAAACTACAGGTCTAACAGCTGGAGGATCACCAGGGCCATATAGTCTGAAATCAGAAACTTATAATGGAACAGCATGGGCAGAAACAAATGATTTAAATCTTGCTAGATGGGCTTTGCCCCTAGTGGGATCAAGTACAGCAGCTCTAGGAATAGGAGGCACAATGGCTCCTGACAATGGGGCGACAACTACTCAAGATTGGAATGGAACTTGTTGGAGTACAAATCCTGCTTCCCTTAACGAGGGAAAGCAAACAGCTGCCGCTGCAGGAACAACTACATTAGCCCTTCAATACGGAGGTTATGGAGGCGGTGGTAGTACTACCCCCACAGGCGCAACCGAATCTTATAATGGCACAACATGGACCGCAGTAGGAAGTTTAGGTACAGCTAGAGATTCAATACTGGGTGGACAAGCTTCGTCTAGTTCAGCTGCAATAGCTTTTGGAGGACAAATAGGAACAACGGTAAGTAAACTTACCGAAGAATATAATGATCCAGTTTATACAATTAAAACGGTGACGGTGAGCTAATGGCAGAATATATAGGAATAAAAGGCGCTACAATACAATCACTTGCAAGTGATCCTTCTCCATTAATAGAAGGACAAGTTTGGTACAACACGACCAGCGCTGTTCTAAAAGGAACAGATAATACAGGACCGGGAACCTGGGCTTCAGGAAATGCTCCATCTACCAATAGAGACGGAGTGGGAAGTGCAGGAACGAATACTGCCGGTTTACAGTTTGGAGGGTATACTGATTCGCCTGCAGCGATTGCACTTTTAACAGAAACTTATGATGGTTCAACTTGGACTGAAGTAGGTGATCTAACAACTGGAGGAAGTTATGGTATGGGATGTGGAACTCAAACAGCAGCTTTTTTCGCAGGCGCATCTTCTCCGTTGTCCTCAGCTCTTGCTGAAACTTGGAATGGATCAAGTTGGACTGCAGGTCCGGCATTTCTCACCGCAAGATACGGTGGTGGAGGAGGAGGTATAACTACATCTGCAGTATATACTGGAGGATGGAAGGCTCCTGGTCATTCAAATGATTCTGAAACTTGGGATGGCACGTCATGGACGGAGGGCAATAACAGTAATACCGCAAGAAATTATGTATATTCTTCTGGAAGTAGTTCTTCCGATGCTATGATTTCTGGAGGTAGTACTCCTGGTTCAGTCGCACAGTCTTTAGTAGAAACATATAATGGTACTTCGTGGACAGAAACAACTAATCTCCCTGAAACAATGAAAGAAGGAGGTGGTATGGGAACTGGATCCACTTCATCAATAGTTTTTGGAGGAATTTCTGCATCTTCCCCTCTCAGTGCTCAATCACGTACTTGGAATGGTTCTGCATGGACTGAAGTAGGAAATCTGGGAACAGCTAGACAAACTAGTAATCAAGGAGGTAATACGGGAGGTACCGGAGCATTCTGCCTAGGCGGTGGACCAGGTAGTATTCCTGGTATCGGTCTTCTATGTGAAGAATATAGTGGAGGTCTTCAAGCAGTAACCTTTACGGCCTCGTAAAACTTGCGTTTAGTTTTAAAATAACTATATTGGAGAAAGAATGAATAAAGAAAAAAGAAACATCCAACCGCACGCTACTAAGGAAGTCAAACACCTTATGGTGTTACTCGATAAATCTCAAGCATCAGAATTTAAAAAGATGGTTCCTGAACTTCAGGATACCTGGATGAAGAAACAAATGTTTAGAACGGAAACCGAAATGCGTTTCTCCGTTCTATCCGATAATAAATATGGAACCAAGGCTGCGAAGTACTGGCAATCGGTTCGTGAACAGAACACCCATTTTGAAAATTTAATGCATCTTTCTTTTGATTATCGAAAGAATGATGTTGAAATTGAAAAATTAGAACACAAAATTATAGATCCCAATGAAGATAAATTTGAAAAGAAACTAGCGAAAATTGAATTAGAAGAAAAGCTTTATGGTCGAGCAAACATGGAACTGGTCGCGAAAGCTCGGATGAGAGAAATTTCAACCTGGTCTAAACTTAAGAAAGAATTTCACGATGGTAAATTTGATGACCAAGATGTGAACACGCATCAGGCAGAATCATACATGCACCGACTCGAACAGCAGAAATTAACTCTGACACCAGGATCTTCACAACCTGAAGTATTTAATGTGCTGGGTCAACTTGAAACTTTAAAACGTGTCAGAAAATCAGGAGAACTAAAGTATGATGGTGCCAATCGAAAAACTCTTTCTAAGAAACCAGCAGCTACAAAAAAATCCTAATAGTCAAAAAGAAAGTCCTTTTTATAAAAAGGTAAGAGACTCGATGAAGAAAAGAGGAATGGTTAATCCTTTACTTTGTATTGAGACTGAAGAATGCGAAGGTCAAAAGTATATGTGTTGCATTGGTAACAATCGTTATCTTGCTGCGCTGGAATTAGGCATCAAAGAAGTCCCTGTTAAAATTGTCACCAGCGAAGTTCCGAAAGATTTAATGGCGGCAACTGAAGATTATATTCCTACTGAAATTGAAGGTCTTCCCTCACGTGCACGAGAGTATGAAAGAAGAAAAAATGAACTTTAATTTTGTATTCCTGGGACAATCAGTTTTAAAATATCAAGTTCCTCTTGAAGTCTTTGTTGGACTCAATGAACTTTACGAAACTCAAAAGAAACATTTACCTAATGCTACTAAACAACTCGCAGGAAAGATTCCTGATGAAGTTTCCTTATTTTATTCAGGACCAACAGGCCCAAAAATGCATGCCCATAGCTTTGTATCCGAAGATATTTTAAAATGGTTCTATTCTATTTTTGATCATTATTTAAAATGGAATAAAACTCAACAGTATAAGATGGATATTAATTCTATTTGGGTTAATGAAATGAAAGCAGGTGATTATAATCCTGTGCATATTCATCAAGGTAAACTCTTTACAGGTTTGTCCTCGGTGATGGTTCTTAAACTTCCCAAAGATATGGGACCCGAAATTGCTCGTCCTGATCAACCGATGAACGGACAATTGCAAATGATGGGATCAGCCTCAGGTCAATTCGTGACCGCTGACTATTCTCCTAAAATGAAGATTGGAGATTTTTATGTCTTTCCCTATGATGTAAGACATGTCGTTTATCCGTTCACTAATAAAAAAGCAAAACGAAGAACACTGGTCTGTAATGTGGATGTTGACTATAACCCAATCAAATCAAGGACGGCTCAATGATCTTTGAACCTAAATGGAAATCTTTACTAGCTAACACAACAGCCCCTATTTTTAGTCCTGCGCAGTGTCAGGATATTATTAACATGGGCCATCAGCAAAAAACTGAAGAGGCCAAGATAGGACATAACGATGGATCACAAGGAAAGTATGATACTAAAAAAAGAATTACCACGATCAGCTGGATTCCTTTTTCAAAGATGCCAGAGATGTATAAAATTATTGAACGCTCGATGAAACAAGTCAATGGAAATCATTTTGGTTATGAAGGCATGACGATTACCGAGCCCGCACAATTTACCGAATATCCTAAGGGAGGATTTTATGACTGGCATATGGATAGCGATGTGAACTGTCAGTTTGAACCTCCTGTTAGAAAAATATCCATGACCATTTTACTTTCTCCTGCTAATGAATTTGAAGGAGGGGATCTAGAATTTATGAGTGAAGGCAATAAACCTCCTCAACTCTTGCAAGGGCAAGCTATTTTCTTTTGTAGTATGATTCGCCACCGTGTCATCAAGGTTAAGAAAGGTATGCGACGTTCCCTGGTGATGTGGTTCGGAGGACCTCCTTTTAAATGAACCGTGAAATTTTATTCCCGACTCCTGTCTATTTTAAAATGGTTAAGGATCCTAAAAAATTAAATAAATATTTATACCCCCTGATTAAAGCCTGGAGTAAAAAAGATAAGAGTGAAACCAAAACGAATGCGGGCGGTGGCTGGCACAGTCCTACTGATATGAATTTTAAAAAAGAATACAAACCTTTAACCGATGAACTTTTCACCATGCAGGATGAAGTTTTTAAAGACTATGGTATGGAACCTAAACCAGGACTAGGAAATATGTGGGCGAACATTAATTATCCAGGGTCCTATAACAAGCAACATATGCATCCTAATGCTCAATGGTCGGGTGTCTATTATGTTAAAGTTCCCCAAAATTCTGGTAGTTTATTTGTGGAAGATCCAAGGCCTGGGCCTAATATTATGCTGCCTCGAAGAGTTACGGGAATACCTAGAGCCTTGTGGCGTGTGGTGATTTATCCAGCCATCGAAGGACAGATGATTATGTTTCCCGCGTGGTTATCCCATGGTGTAGAAATAAATGAATCCAAAGAAAAAGGAGAAAAAGGCTGGCGCGTGTCGGTTTCTTTCAATTTTATTCAAGTGAATAAAGAGGGAAAGGTAGGATGAGTTTTAAAACAAAAAAGTATCAAGTGATTAAAGGAGCTTTATCTAAAGAGCTCGCCAACTTTATTTTTAATTATATGATGCTACAGCGAGATGCTGTGGATTTTATGATGAAAAATAATAAAGTGAATCCCGCTAATCCTTTCATGGGCACTCGAGTCGATAAACAGATTCCAGGAGCTTATTCTAAATATGCAGACTGGGTCATGGAAACTTTATTGATGTTTATGATTCCTGTAATGAAAGCTAAGACCGGATTAGAACTGATTCCAACTTATACCTACACACGACTTTACGAAAAAGGAAATATTTTACACCGTCATAAAGACCGACCGAGCTGTGAAATTTCTACCACCTTGCATCTAGGGGGAGATCCTTGGCCTATTTATTTAGATCCTACAGGTGCCAATAATATTGTATCAGGAAGAGAAACAACGACCATCGTTAAACCCGGAGCTCCCAAAGGAGTCCGAGTCGATTTAAAAGTAGGAGACATGCTGATTTATTCAGGCTGTGATCTTGAACATTGGCGTGAACCTTTTCAAGGTACCATCTGTTCTCAGGTCTTTCTGCATTATAATCATGCCAACGGTCCTTTTGCTAAAACGAATATGTTTGATAAACGTCCTCTTCTAGGCGTTCCTAAGTAATGGCTTTAGTTCGTGTGACCTTAGGCGGTAAACGTCTGGGGTATGTCAGGAATAATAAAGCAGGATCCACTACCATCATTAACTATTTAGGTCAGCTTCTCTGGAATGAGAAACCAACCTACCACAGTGGCACCAACGTTCAAGATTTTTGTGGTGAGGATTCCTACATCGGGCGTGAAAAAGGATTTGAATCCTATCATAAAGAACTCAAAGAATGTGAAATAAGAATTGCCGTGTACCGTGATCCAATCGACAAGATCATCAGTGGTTTTTATTATTGTCAAGAATTTAAACCTCATCTTAACAACTTAGATGAATTTCTAAATAACTATAATGAATACTTAAAGAAAGATAACTACATCAGAATTCATTGTCGAACGAATACGGACATGCTCGGCCCTGATCCACGGATCTATACGCATGTTTATAATATGAGAGAGATTGATACTAAGTTGCTTCCGTTCCTGGAACAACTGGGAGGGAAAAAGATACAGAAAACAAGGCTCAGGGAACATGGAACACGGACCATTACCAAAGAACAAGAAGCCAAAGCGAGAGAAGTCATGGCCATTGACTATAAAAACGGCTGGTGTAAGGAGTTGATTCCTATTAAGATGTAGTATATTCATATCCTAAACGGATTTTTGTATGCTACAAAAGATAGGATTTTTACCAGGATTTAATAAACAAGTCACACCAACCACTGCCGAAGGGCAATGGATTGCGGGGGACAATGTACGGTTTAGATATTCCACTCCTGAAAAAATTGGGGGTTGGTCAGAACTGGGAGAAAGTTATTTAACCGGGGCTGCCCGAGCACTCCACCATTTTGTGGACAACACAGGTATTAAATACGCAGCTATCGGAACGAATCGAATTCTTTATGTTTATTCAGGAGGAATTTTTTATGACATTCATCCTATTAAAACAACTTCTACTTTAACCAGTGCATTTTCAACAGTGGGCACTAGCCCAGGTCCTGCTACAGCAGCGGTTACGATTACCTTTGCAACTTCCCATGGAATGAGTGCAGGAGATATTATTTACCTTGATGGTTTTAGCACCATCACCGGTTCTAATTATGTCGCGGCAGATTTTGATGATAAAAAATTTATGGTCACATCGGCCCCTACTGCAACAACCATTACTATTACGATGCCTTCAGTGGAAACAGGAGCTGGAGCCACAACGTCTGGAGGTATTCGCGTTCAATATTATTATCCCGTAGGACCTGCTCAACAATTAGGAGCTTACGGTTGGGGAATTGGTCAATGGAGTGGTACCGTTTCAGGAGAAGTGACAACGACTTTGAATGGAGCTTTACTTAATGATGCTTATGGAACCGGAGGATCAGGAACCTCGATTACAGTAGCCGATGCTTCTTCTTTTCCTTCTTCAGGAACCTCTTATATTCAAGTTGACTCAGAAGAAATTTCTTATACCGGAATTACCGGAAATGATTTAACGGGTATTACGAGAGCTGTTCGAAATACAACTCAAGCATCCCACTCTGATGGAGCCACGGTTACTAATACCTCAGACTATGTTGGTTGGGGTGAAGCCGCTTCAGGAGATAAAGTTTTTGATCCGG